CGTAGTGGAGATACCAACGCATGAACAGTTTAACGGCTAAAAGCCGCTTACCGCAACTCCGGATGAAGCCCGTTCCGGGTACTCCGTTGTTTCGGTATGAGCGCAGAGTACTAAATCGCTGGGTGTCCTGTAACCACAGTCGCGCCAGTCGAATCGTGGGTGTTTTTAACCGGAAGGCGAAAAAATTATGCGGGATGTCGACAGGTGGTTTCGTGACAGAAGAGGCATCCCCGTCCGTGTCATACGGTGGGAGCCAGAATCGCGGCGGGTTATCTATCTGCGGACTGACTACCCCCATGAATGCTTCAGCCCGCTCGATCAGTTCCAGCGTAAATTCAGAGAAATAAAGGACGACCATGAGCACTAAATTACAGGGTTACGTCTGGGACGTTTGTGCCGCCGCTGGCATGAAGCTGACCAGCGTTGCCATCATGGCGCGCCTTGCCGACTACAGCAACGACGACGGCGTGTGCTGGCCTTCCATCGAGACCATTGCCCGACAGCTTGGTGCGGGTGAAAGCACCGTGCGCACGGCGATCGGCAAGCTTGAGCAGGACGGCTGGCTTTCCCGTCAGCAGCGCCGCAAAGGCAACCGTAACGCGTCGAACGTCTATCAGCTCAACGTGCAAAAGCTTCAGGCCGCTGCCTTTTCTCACCTGTCAGAATCTGACACCTCAAAATCTGACGGGTCGAATTCTGACGCCTCAAAATCTGACGCGTCGAAATCTGGCAAAAACGGCGGTTTTCACCCGTCAGAATCTGGGGGGGATCCGTCAGTAAATTCAAAACAAGATCCATCAGATAAAAATCAAAACCCTTTCTGTCCGGTTGCTGCGCAACCCGACGATGCGGTGAGGGTTACTGACCAGGCTAAACAGGTTCTCACTTACCTGAATCAGAAAACCGGATCCCGGTACCAGGTTTCGAAAACATCACTGGAACATATCCGGGCTCGCCTGGGTGAAGGGTTCAGCGCTGAAGAGCTGAAACTTGTTGTGGATTACACCAACGAGAAGTGGAGTGCCGATTTACAGATGGCGGAATACCTGCGCCCGACGACGCTTTTCCTGCCGAGCAAATTTCCCGGTTACCTGCAGGCCGCGACAAAGTGGAACGAAGCAGGGCGCCCGGCGCGCCGCAACGGCGCGTGGGTCAGCAGCACAGCTTCCCGCGCGACATTCCAGAACGTCGATTACTCGCTGCCGCAAAACTCGGGGTTCCGCTCATGATGGCTGATACGGCAGCAGCACTGCCAGTGGCAGAACCGGCGCCGCGCGTATGGCAGCGTCCGTTCCTGAAATGGGCTGGCGGTAAATATTCCCTGATGCCTGAACTGGATAGCCTCATCCCGGCGGGCGCCCGGCTTATTGAGCCCTTTGTCGGTGGTGGCTCGGTTTTTCTTAACTCACCTAAGCACGAGAGATTCCTGCTGGCTGATGCCAATCCGGATCTGATTAACCTCTATCAGATGCTTGCCGTAGTGCCAGAGCAGGTAACGCTGCTTGCGCGCGGGCTGTTTACCGAAATGAGTGACGAGCTGGGTTACTTCACCGTTCGCCAGGCGTTCAACGCGCAGCAGATGACCGGACCGGAGCGCGCCGCCGCTTTCCTCTACCTGAACCGCCACTGCTTCAACGGTCTGATCCGCTACAACCGCACCGGCGAGTTCAATGTCGGCTGGGGTAAAAAAGCCAACCCGTATTTTCCGGATAAAGAGCTGCTGGCTTTTGCCGCGGTGGCGCCCAACTGCGTATTCATGAACGCCGGTTACCACCGCACGCTGTCGCTGGCGGGCGAGGGCGATGTCGTTTACTGCGATCCGCCATATGAGCCATTACCGGGCACGGCGGGTTTCACGAACTATGCCGCTGGTGGCTTTGTATGGGCTGACCAGGTGGCACTGGTTGAGTCATGTGTTGCGGCGCATCAGGGCGGCGCACGGGTGGTGATCAGCAACTCAACGGCGCCACGGATTATTGAGCTTTACGAGCAGCACGGCTTCACGCTGCATCACGTCAGCGCCCGTCGGTCCATTTCCAGCAAAGCCAGCACGCGGGAAAACGCTGCTGACATCGTGGCCATTCTCTGAGGAGGCAGTGTGAAAAAGAACCTGTTAACCGCCCGCCAGCAGCAAATACTGAGCCTGATCGTGGCTTTCAATAAGGAGCATGGGATCCCGCCGACGCAAAAGGAAGTAGCCGATCTGATGGGCGCAGCATCGCCGAACGCGGCAACCGAAGTGCTGCGATCCCTCCAGCGTAAAGGCGCTATCACCCTTTTACCGGGCGTGTGCCGCGGCATCTCCATCAGCAGCCAGGGCGCAGAAGATGAAGCAGTTTCGCTGCTGCGCTCGCTGGTGGCCGGTGAAGAACATGCCAGAGACCAGGCGATCTCCTTCCTGAAAATGCGCGGGGTTGCGGTATGAAACTCATGCTGCCATTTCCCCCGAGCGTGAACACCTACTGGCGCGCTCCGAATAAGGGGCCGCTCAAGGGACGCCATCTCATCAGTGCTGCTGGTCGTACATTTCAGAGCGCAGCGTGTGCGGCAATCATTGAGCAGCTGCGCCGCCTGCCGAAGCCGTCGACCGAGCCCGCAGCTGTAGAAATCCTGCTTTTTCCTCCTGACGCGCGCCGCCGGGACATCGACAACTACAACAAGGCGCTTTTTGATGCGCTGACGCATGCGGGTGTCTGGGAGGACGACAGCCAGGTGAAAAGAATGCTGGTGGAGTGGGGGCCGATAGTGAAGGGCGGCAGCGTCGAGATCACGATCAGTTTGTTCCAACCGACAACACAGGGAACTGTTAAATGAGGGCGCTGCTCAATCCTATAGTCGTTGCAGAGCTGGGCCTCGTCATGTTCAGGCCGGGCGCCAGCCTGCTGATGCATTTCCGCCGCGGACGCATGCTGCTGGAAAATGAGCCGGAACGTCTGGCGGGAATGCCCAACGGCGAACTGCCACCAGCAGAACAGCCACTGGTTGAGGATCCTGCGCTCGCCGGTGTTTTTGAAAACGATGCGGTGCTGCGCCGCGCCGGCGGGATTGGCGGACTGGAAAGCTGGCTGATGGAAAACGGTGGCTGTCAGTGGCCGCACGAGGACTGGCACGCGGAGAACATCACCACGATGCGCCACGCACCCGGCGCGCTTCGCGTGTGCTGGCACTGCGATAACCTGCTGCGTGAGCAGACGACAGAGCAGCTGGCGCACATTGCGCGGGCGAACTGCGCGGCTTATATCTTCACCACTGCACGCCGCGAACTGGGTTTCGACGATTCGCATACGCTTACGCTGCCGGAGTTCTGCTGGTGGCTCGCGCGTAACGGTCTGGCCGATGCCCTGCCGGAAGATGCCGCACGGCAGGTGCTGAGAATGCCGAAGCCGGTGATCCGTTCCGTCACCCGAGAAACAGAACTGGTACCCGGTGAACGCCTCGGGCGCGAGATAGTGGAGGAGGTGGCTAAGCAGGTGCTGGCGCTGAATGTCGATCCGGAAACACCGGAATCCTTCATGCTGCGCCCTAAGCGCCGCCGCTGGGAGAATGAGAAGTACACCCGCTGGGTTAAAACGCAGCAGTGCATGTGCTGTGGCAACCCGGCAGACGATCCCCATCACCTGATAGGCCACGGGCAGGGTGGAATGGGTACGAAGGCGCACGACCTGTTTGTGATCCCGCTTTGCAGAGCGCATCACGACGCGTTGCACGCTGACACCGTGGCATTTGAAGAAAAACACGGCAGCCAGCTGGAGCTGCTTTTTCGGTTTATTGATCGCGCACTGGCTATCGGCGCGCTGGCGTAAGAGTGGAGATGATGAATGCGTGATATGTATGAGGTGATGGATATGTGGGGTGCCTGGGCTGCTTCAGATCATAGCGGAGTGGACTGGCAACCAATTGCCGCCGGGTTCAAAGGGCTCCTGCCGCATGGTAAGAAATCTCGGCTTCAATGCGATGATGATGAAGGCATCATGATCGATGGATGCGTAGCACGGCTTCGCAAATATAAACCAGAAGAGCATGAACTAATTATTGCGCACTTCGTCATGGGAATTTCATTACGAACTATTGCCAAAAAGAGAAAATGTTCAGATGGAACTATTAGAAAGGATTTGCAGGCAGCGTTAGGTTTTATAGATGGGGTAATATCGACAATTAATTAATGTAAAGGGTGGCGTGAGGCTACCCTTTTTGTTTAAGAAGGATTCTAATGTTTTCTCTTATAATTATTAAACAGTGAAGCATAAACATAACCGTGAGAATTGCTATCCAAACGCAAAATATACAAGCATAGAGATTTGTCGACAACCCAAGCGTGAACTGCGATATGGCTGTTAAAATTGATAGCCAAATGGATGTGTTAATGAATGCTGATAAATTATCTAAAGGTTTATAAAGTGACTCCTCTTCAATGTCCTCTTTTTTCATCTGCATTGACTTACTATAGCTTTCTTTATACTCATCTGTCGAAAATAGTTTGTCCTTAAGGTTCACAATTACAAAAGTATGTAGGCTTAGTAAAAAAGAACCCACAGAAATGAAGCCAGAAAATAGATATCCACGTAAATTTTTATGATAGAACTCATGGAACTTTACACTAACTTCCGGCGTTTCGCGGTAAAGCAATATTAGCGCTATCAGCGCAAACATTGATGTCATAACTATCAGTAAGTACTGAAGCCAGACGGGAAGCCTTGTTAACGCCCTAATTAAACACATTTTTATTTTTACCATTCAATATTTGCTCTTTAATTATATCAAGAACAGCATTGGTTGTGTAGTTATCGTTAGTTAGTCCATCAACATGGCCTGCAATGAAGTCATAATCATATTCGTCAAAAAATGTTGGGCAATTCATGAAGTTTACAATTCTTTCTTGATTTGAGTGATCAACTGCAATTACTTTTGCTTTAGCAATCTGAGTTACATTTTTATACACATCAGCAAGGCGTTGAGATAATATTCCGACCTTTGAACGCTCTGATGGTTCTATGTTGAATACAATGTCGGTTGTCTTTGCAAAAGGCTCGACCGCTGTCATAGGACCACCTTTGAAATCCATATAATTAAGTTTGAATACGGCTGAATTTATTTTCTTAAATTCTGAAAGTATGCTTTGAACGTCTTTTTTTGTAACTAGTATATTGAACTCAAGCCTTTTATTATATTTTTTATTGACAGCTTTGATATGTTTCTGTTTGGGTTTTGTTCCGAGTTGTTCTATTTCAAGTTTATTTTGTTCACGGATATGCTCATTGCTCATTGTTTGCAAATTATTAAATAGCCCACTAATTGGGCATGAGCCGTAATGATACATAAACAATCCTTTTAAATTGCTTTTTTTGAGGCTAAAAAAATTAAAGCTAACTAATTTCTCATCACCTGTTAAATCCTCAACCTTTAATTGGAATTTTCCATTTTCAATTTTCGATTTGCAGTTTTTCTTTTGATTCCTATATGTTAGAACTAAACCACTGTAAAAATCCCCATCATCTTTCATTAAAATTTGACGTGACTGATCAGTACCATGATGTACGCGTTCGGATGATGTTATAAATTTTGCAAAGACATCAGCGGTATTAATGTTTTCATTTTCATTGGTTATAGAAAAACCCAGGCACTTGACTTTCATCTTCTATCCTTGATTGACAAGATCGTAAAAGGGTGAACAGTAAGCAGCATAAATTATAATTTCGTAATTTTCACTAACGCGTACGCAAAAAGTTCAGTAGTCTGTTAAGTATGGTCACTTTGACACGAACTTAACCCGCTTTAAAAACCTCGCTTCAGCGGGGTTTTCCTTTTTATGGCTGCCATCTAGGCGGCCTTTTTTAATTCCCCTCAACTCTGAGAGGACTCACAGCAAATACGAGGGGGCTTAATGTCCGAACCTGTATCCGGGTCCGCTGCTGCGGCCAGCGCCTTAACTGGTGCCAGTCTTTATGGGCTTCTGACTGGTACTGATTACGGTGTGGTTTTTGGCGCTTTCGCCGGCGCGGTGTTTTATGTGGCAACTGCCGCCGATCTGACTTTGCCGCGGCGAACGGCATACTTCGTCGTCTC